GCCGTAAATATGTCAACAGTTACAAAACTTATTGATGAGCCAATCGTTTGTGACACAGACCACAACATTATTCAACTTGGCAAAGCCATTGAAGCCAAACTTAAGCAAAAGAACGGATACTCCGAGGATAAGAACACAAGGGGAAAAAATGATTAATGAACTACCGACTGCATTCCCTTGGCAATACAAAGATGTAGCGTGTACGGGCATGACATTGAGGGATTATTTTGCGGGTATAGCTATGCAATCGCTGACTGGCAGAGAAGATTATGCAGATGCACCGTCAAGTGCTATTGCATTAGATGCGTATGACCTTGCAGATGAAATGATAAAAGCAAGAATGATGCTTGGATAGGCTATAATCACACGGGAAAAGTACAAGAAATCTAAAGAACTATCAAAATGACAAAACCAGACACCATACCAGTTAACTTCGACAATATACCGCTCGACCTCAAACGCGTACCGCGTTGGGTNCTGTGGAGGTACATTGAAGTTGGTGACGATGACTCCAAGCGTTGGAGTAANATGCCGGTGCAAACCTCGGGCAAGTATGCATCATCAACAAACCCGGACACCTGGGTTGATTTTCTAACCATCCAGTCGGCCTATGAATCAAACCCTGGGAGCTTTTCCGGAGTTGGATTTGTATTCACATCGGACGATAACTTAGTCGGGGTAGACCTCGATGATTGTTTCGCCGACGGCGAGTTTACAAATGAGCACGCACGCTCNATCGCTGAGAGCTTTGANGGGTACATGGAGGTCAGCCCATCCGGCACAGGCGTTAAGATATTCACGCGGGCCGATATCACCAACGCGCATGTGGACCATGACATAGGATTGGAGATCTATTCAAGGTCAAGATTCTTTACTGTAACTGGCCAGATTGTTGGCGGTACGATTCCAACACAGCCACAGGACCTATCCGGCATCATGCCAGAGCGGTCTGCCATAGTTAACACCGGTGACGCCTTTGCGGACTATGTGGCTCCAGTTGACGGGTGGGACATACATCGCGTGGAGACCGAGTTGCTGTCTAAGTTGGACCCTAATTGTGGGTATCATGACTGGCTAAAAGTTGGCGCGATACTGCACCACCAGTTCGGCGCGGACGTTGAGGCCTGCGAGGCCTGGGACCGTTGGAGTCAAGGAGGGTCAAGCTACAAGTCATCGGGCTCGGACAGTTGTGAGGCTAAGTGGGCCACATACCGCGGGACCGGCGCTACACTGCGCTCGTTGATATTCCAGGTTAACCAGATGGAGCGCCAGGAGGCGCTAGCAAACGGCGAGGTGATCTTATCCAATAACGTGATGGAGCACGCCAGATCTTTTTTAGATAACCGGTACACTACAGAAGAGGGGCGCGAGTTGGTTCACTACGCCCAGGATTTCTACCGGTACACAGGCACGCACTATGACGTGATGGAGGAGGCCACAGTTCGCGCGGAGTTGTACGCGTTCTTGGACATGTGCAAGAAAACGGGCAGGGGCGGGGCATTGGTTCCGTTCAACCCCACACCCGCGTCGGTATCTGGCGCGCTTGACGGCGTTAAAGCAATCGTTCACCTTGAAAACAAACCAAACACAAAACCACCCATATGGTTAGAAACCTATAGGTTACAAAAGCCAAAAGAAAAGAAACTCATAAGTTTAATTAACGGCCTCTTTAACATGGAGGACAACACACTCTACCCGCACTCATTGGGCCTATTCACTCAAAATTCACTACCATTCTCATATGACACAACAGCACAATGCCCACACTGGGAAAACTTCCTGCAATCCGTCTGGGGAGATGATCCAGAGTCAATTAATGCGCTACAAGAGATTTTCGGATATGTACTATCCGGGGACACAGCACAGCAAAAGTTCTTTAACATCATCGGGCCCCGTCGATCAGGAAAGGGGACTATTAACAAGGTCCTCGTCGCGTTACTCGGACAACACAACACCGTCGCACCCCAACTTGAAGAGCTATGCGATACATTTGGTTTACAGCCTTGGTTGGGCAAGTTGCTTGCTAGCTTTACTGATGCCCGGGCTCCCGAACGGAACCGTAGTGCTGTTGTCAGTCAGCTTTTGCGCATTGTGGGTGGCGATACTATTACAGTAAATAGAAAGAATAAGGAGAGTTGGAATGGTTATCTGCCTACTCGTATTGTTATTTATTCTAATGAGGTGCTACAGCTAACAGAAAATTCAAACGCGCTTACGGGCCGTATGGTTGTGCTCAAGATGACAAAGTCATTCTATGACCAGGAGGACACGGACCTGGCCCACAAGTTGGAGCAGGAGTTGTCCGGCATTTTTAACTGGGCGCTAGAGGGCTTAAAACGGCGTTTAACTCGCGGAGGACACTTCCTACAGCCTACGTCAGGCAAAGAGCTACTGGAGCTTATGGCGGAGCTAGGAAACCCCATAGGGTCGTTTGTAGAGGACGCGTTGATCTATGATCCTAAAGGCGTGGCCGATAAGGATGAGGTGTTCGCATGTTTTAAACACTGGGCGCTTAAGAAATCACTGCCCCCGGGTACAGAATTGGCATTTAAGAGACGATTTTTAGCCGCAACTCAGGAACATAGGGTACAATCTGATTTAGACCGCACCGACGGCAAAAGATCGCACATCTACCGGGGCGTTAAACTCAACGCCAAGGCGCAGGTGTATATTGATGANCAGTTTATGAACGATGGGGAAGTATTTTAATGAACGACGAGCTACCAGAAATCATGTGTTTGGCAGGTTTATTATTCGGCGTAGTTGTCTGCGCGATTGGATTAATTTTGCTAGGGTATGAATTGTTTGTAATTTTTAATACTTGAGGGGTGGGTAAATGAAAAAGAAAAACGTAGCAAATCAAATTGCACGCGACAGCATGGTGCACTATTCTGAGGCTGGCAAGGGGGACTCACAGCGCCCAACCGATCAACAAAAGTATGACGACGGTTACGAAAGAATTTTTGGTAAAAAGAAACCAAAAATTAAAAATGTAGACGACGTTGATTATGTTAAGGTTGAAGACAATGATTAAACGCTTACCAATATACCATCAACTATTGAGTTCCAATAAAACGACGTCACAGGGCGTATTTTTAAAGGCATTGAATATTTCAATACCGACTTTTAAACGCGACCTTGCAATTCTGCGCAAGAGTTTTAATATTCCAGTTATGTACTCAACGTGGGACCGGGGCTATTACTTGGCCGATAAAAAGGTATTTGACTACATATTCAATCAAAAGGCGTTAGCATGAACAAGTGCCCGAGGTGCGGTGAAAATCTAATTGAGGTAACAACACATTACCAAGGCTACACTAAGTATGAGGTGATGTGCACTAACGCAATATTGCACGATATAGCGGATTGTTGGAATAAAATTAAGGAGTATTTTTCATGGACCAAGAAATAAAGCCGGTGAATTTTAAAAATGCCATACAGTGCAATATTTGCGGAGACGTGATTGAAAGCAAACACCGCCACGATTTTAAATGGTGCAGTTGCGGAAGTTGTGCGGTTGACGGGGGCACAAATTATCTGAGACGAATAGGAAATCTAAATGACTATACAGAACTTTCAACACCGGGCGATGAACTATTACAAGATTAACACCGGAATATTTCCGGACGTAATTAAGATCTGTTTCAGCAACGAACAGTTTCAACAGATACTTAAGGACCACGACATTAAAGAAAAAGCTACGGCCCTAGAGATAGGGGTGGCTGAAACGCATTACCTGCGAAATCATTACACCGGAATTATTATAGGAGCATTCAACTTGGAAGAGATGGGTGATGAGGTTTCGTCAGTCAGCGGAACTATTGCACATGAGGCCAGTCACATCATAGATAGAATGGCTGAGATAATTGGGGAGGACCATATTGTTAACGAGGTGCGTGCATACTTTACACAATTTTTAGTTGAAAATATTTGGAAGTGCATCATTACAGAAAGAGAAAAAAATGTTAGAGAGCAAAATAGAAAGTTATCTAAACAAGCAGGTAAAGAAAAACGGCGGGCTAAGTCTAAAGTGGATCAGCACAGTGACGGGAGTGCCGGACCGGATAGTGTTTCTAAACCAAAAGATATTCCTAGTAGAACTGAAATCTCCTACTGGAGTAATATCGCCCAGACAGAGAATAATGATTCACGAATTAGAGTCCCAAGGGTTCCACACTCAGATAATAGACTCTTTTGAAGAAGTTGATAAATTCATAGAACAAAATGTTAAACCGAACCAATCTACACCCTTATCAGACGCACTTCGTGGATTTAGCGAAGTCCTTACCCGGAATTGGTTTGCTTTTCCCGCCAGGGTTAGGAAAGACAACGACAGCGCTAACGATTGTGGCGGAGCACTTCACGGGAAAGACCCTGGTAATAGCGCCTAAAAAAGTTGCAGAGTCTGTCTGGATGCAAGAGGCAGGTAAGTGGGAACATTTAAAACATTTGCGTGTGGCGTTGATATTAGGATCAAACGCACAAAGAGTAAATGCCCTAGAGTCTAATGCTGGCGTGTACGTTATTAACCTGGAGAACGTAGCGTGGCTGTTTGAGCACCCCGCAAAGTTTGCTGAAAAATTTGACAATTTGATTATTGACGAGTCGTCCAGGTTTAAAGATGCATCCACAAAACGATTTAAGGCTCTTAAGAAACACTTGAGGCAGTTTAAGCGTAAGATAATACTAACCGGCACGCCTACGCCACAAGGCTTAGGAGACCTCTGGGCGCAGGTGGCCATACTTGACCTAGGGCAACGACTAGGAAAGTCACTAACGGCCTTTAGAACGCGCTATATGGAGCCCACAGACCGCAACAGGCATACAGGCGTTATTTATAAGTGGGGGGTTCGTGCAGGCAAGGATCAGGAGATCCACGACGCCATCAAAGATATTTGCTTTGCGCTGAAGGCCGAAGATTATTTGACGTTACCAAAATTAACCCACGTCTACCACAATGTTGTAATTGACAAGGCAACCTGGGACAACTACAAACGGTTAGCCAAAGACATGGTCCTGGAGACCGCAGGAGAGACGATTACGGCAGTAACAGCCGCGACTTTAGGCAACAAGCTACAGCAGTTCACGTCCGGTTTTCTTTATACCGAGGACAAGGTGGCAATCAGACAGCACGAAGAGAAAATTAATTACCTTGAGCAGATATTAGATGAGTATAATCCCTCGCTGATATTTTACCATTACAAGGAATCGTTAGAGGCGATCATGCGCCAATTCCCAGAATCTCGGATCCTGGCGAACAATCAGGACATTGAAGACTGGCGCGCGGGCAAGATTTTAAAACTATTAGCACATCCGCAGTCGGGTGGGATCGGATTAAATTTGCAGTGTAATGTGGCGGACACGGCCCAGGTGGTTTGGTACGACCTGCCCTGGTCTAGTCAAGATTACATACAGGCCAACGCGCGCGTCTATAGACAGGGGCAGGAGAAACCAGTTATCTTGCATCATTTAATTATTCCAAAGACGGTAGACAGCCAGATTGTTAGCGTACTGGAAGGAAAAATAAATGTTCAGCAGGCGGTGCTAAACGCCCTAAATTGTGCATTATTATAGCCATGAAAACTATAATACACACAATTAGCGCGTCAGTAACACCAAGGTTATCAGACGAGGATATTGACCCAATTGAGCAAGATGACCACAAAAACTCTATGGATCCGTCCATAGAAGGTTGGTTGCCTTGGGACCCGGAAGATATAGAGGACATCCGAAGGGTCATCGACGAGCGTATGAATGAGAAACAGCAGTTTATCATGGACGCATTTTTAGATGGGTTGACGTGCAGTGACGTGAACGTGACAGAAAAATACTGGCGCTATCACTTTGCTAAAGCTGTGGAGTTTATCAAACAGGAACTAAAGCTATGAAGTATGTGATTATTGAATTGCTTAGGGATGGTGTATACGAACAGCATCATTACCCATGCGACAAAGAACTGGACATAAATAAGTACCAAGACAAGGACGTGTATAGTTTGCATATTTGTGCTAACGAACAGGACCGCAAACGCATGGGAATAGCTTTAAGGAAAATGCGCGATGAAATGCAATAACAATGACCCAGTCAATCACCCAAAACACTATACAAGCCATCCAAGCGGTGCGGAGTGTATACAGATCACTGAACACATGAATTTTTGCCTGGGAAATGCCATCAAATATATTTGGCGTGCAGACTTAAAACACGACGCCGTTGAAGATTTAAAGAAGGCTGTTTTTTATATTAATCGCGAAATAGAGAGACGAACAAAATGATGTCAATTAAAGAAATATTGGAGAAAGAACTCGTAGACGCGTATCGCGATCTTGAGGATGACATTAACGATTCTGCTGAGGCAGAGCCGGGGTCCTATCTTGATCGCAACTTAGCAAACAACCTGGAGTACATTAACGCACTCAAGGTGATTGGCCCGTACTTTGTGAATGATTTTGATCGCAAGGTAAGAAGAGATTTAATTTTATAACAGGAGAAAAAAATGGAAAATTCAGGAATGGGAATAAACCCAGTGGATACGTTTGAGGTAACTTTAAAGTTCCAGGTTAGGGAAATTAATACGCTTTTGACGGCGTTAAATTTACCAAGCCAGGCCCCTACCGTAACACTTTATGCATTAATCTCAGCAATCCAAAACCAATCGACACCGCAAGTTGATGCGTTTGAGGCATCATTGGCAACTTCCTCGGTAGCAACAGCATGAGCAGTCAGCTATTAAGAACCTTAATGGACAAGAACGGTATCTCCAACAAGGAAGGCATGGAAAAGGCCCGCCAGGAGTTAGCCGGGGCAATTACACGCATTGTGGTCAACGAGGCCCTTTCAGAGGCAAAACAGCGCGCACAGGTTCGTGATCAAACCGTTGGGGCGAAAGAGCCAAAGTAATTGCATTAGTATATTTAGAGGGCCAGGTAATCTAACATTTAGGATACCCTCACTGATCTCATGAGGCAATTAGAGCCGAAGTGATATTGACCGGCAAGGGTCGCAAGGCCCTCAAACCGCATCCAGAATCAACTGGTGAACTCTACAGACGTGTAGGGGTACGGTCTCCCCAAATACTAAAAATTATGGCAACAAAAATACTAACAAAATACAAACCTGAAATGTGCGAGCAAATAATTGCTCTAGGCACACAAGGTGCAACACAAAAGGCGATGTGGTCCGCGTTAGGCATTAGCAAGTCCACAGCAGAAAAATGGAAAAAAGATAATCCAGACTTTGCCGAGGCTGTTAGTCGGGCAACTACAGAATCCCAGGCTTGGTGGGAGCGTGAGGGCATGGCTAATTTAACTAACAGAACTTATAACACTAGGCTGTATGAGGTTATGACAAAGAGTATGTTCCCCGAGGACTACCGCGAGGTCAAGGACAATAAAGTTGACGTTAAGGCTGAGGTTACGATTGATTTTGGTTCAGAGATAGCTAAACTGATATCCGCCCTAAAAGAATAAAAATAAAAGTAAATATACTTGCACAAAATGAAAGGACCTACGGGTCCTTTTTGCATTATTATATGTACCTTAAACTGAAACGAAAGACTAAAATGACCGCACACGCATTACTCTCAGCATCCGGATCCGAAAGGTGGATGGCATGCACACCCTCCGCTCGACTAGAGGCCACACTCCCAGAACAGAAAAGACAAACGGGATCATTCAGTTTTAGCGAAGAAGGAACAACGGCCCATACACTGGCTGATGCAGAATTGAGCTTGTTATACGGTCATATAAAGAAAGAAGAATATGACAAAATTATCGAACAAGTTAAATCAACAGAATACTACAACAAAGAGTTCCATGAGTACGTTAATAATTACGTGCTCTATGTTCGTAGCCAAATTGGTGAAGGAGACACTCCGCTCTTTGAGCAACGTGTTGATTTTAGTGATTACGTGCCCGAAGGGTTCGGTACAGCGGATGTGGTGATCCTATCCAAACACAAGATCCGCGTAATGGATTTGAAGTTCGGTAAAGGAATTCCAGTATCAGCAAAAGACAACAGTCAACTTCGTTTGTATGCCCTCGGCGCGTACTGCAAGTTCAAGGAAGAGTTTCCAGGTGTTACAGAGGTGGAATACACTATTGTGCAACCACGCCTCGATTCCATAACAACAGACCACACCACAATTGAAAAGTTATTAGATTGGGCACAGTACTACGTTAAGCCAAAAGCTAAACGCGCATGGAGTGGAGCCGGTGAGTTTGTGCCAGGGGATCACTGCCAATTCTGTCGTGCTAAGGCCCAGTGCCGTGCACGTTCAGACTTTAACAACGAACTGGCAAAGCTAGACTTTAGAGAGCCTCCACTACTTACGGCAGATGAGGTTACGATGGTGATTGATCGTGCGAGCAGTTTAAAAACCTGGGTCAGTGACGTTGAGGAGTTCGCGCTCAATCGTGCAGTTGCTGAGAACATTACGCCCCCCGGTTACACACTTGGCACAACGGTAACTCACCGCAAGATCGTCGATCCCAAGATGGCAGAAATCCGACTCATTGAGATGGGGCTGTCAAAGAGCAAAATCTACGAAGAGCCAAAGTTGAAGTCTGTTGCATCACTTGAGAAGTTGGCCCCTAAAGGGCACGTCGCTACAATACTTGGGGACCTAATATCACGCCCCGCAGGGTCACCTAAACTGGTAAAGGTTAAGGACACAGCAACAGAAGACTTTGCATGATTATTAAATTCTTTAATATTCAGGTCACAGTTCCTGAAATAATGATTGATTATTATTGCAAAGAAACCCAACCAATGCTACAATGGGAAAATCGTAAGGCGCTAGAGCGGTTGCGCGACGCCATTAACGATGTGTTGTTTACCATAGCAGAAAATCCAAATGCTATAGTGAACTCGGAGCACTACGGTAACTTTGTGAAATCCTTGGCGATACGTGTCGCGTTATCGAAACACAGAGTACTGTACGACGATTAACGTGATACAATTCGAAATACGGGGTTGTCGATCTGGCCCCCGATCAAGTCCAGATCTAACGCTAAATAGGAAATAAAATGGCTTCAACTATCAAAACCAAAGTCGTAACAGGTAAAGTTCGTTTCTCTTACGTACAAGTTTTTCAGCCCAAGGCAAAGGAAGACGGCGGAGCACTCAAGTACTCTACCGCGCTTTTAATTCCTAAGTCTGATAAAGACACAGTCGCTAAGGTTAACAAGGCGATTGAGGAGTGCAAAGAGGCCAACAAGGCAATGTTTGGTGGGACCATTAAGGGCCTCAAGGGTGGCCTACGTGATGGTGACGAGGAGAGAGAAGGCGCAGAGTACCAAGGTATGTACTTCATAAATGCCAACTCAGACCGTAAGCCTGGTGTGGTTGACGCGGACATGAACGCGATCATCGACCCAGAAGAGTTCTACAGTGGTTGCTACGGGCGTGCGTCTTTGACGTTCTACCCATATGACACCAAGGGTGGAAAAGGAATTGCATGTGGTTTGAACAACGTGCAAAAATTGGAAGACGGTGAAAAGTTAAGCGGTGGATCAAGTGCCGCAGAAGATTTCGCAATCTAACAAATAGTGAGGAAAGAGAAGGGGCTACGGCCCCTTTTTTGCCCTCTATCATTAACTACAAAAGAGCATAATAAATGGATCAATATAGAGAGTACATAGCCGCCAGTCGATACGCACGTTTTATCGATGAAAAGAATCGTCGTGAGACTTGGTCAGAGACAACAGACAGATTTGTGGATTACATATTCAGCAGAACACCAAAGTTAGAAAATAACAGCAAGTTAAAAGAGGAAATTAGAACCGCGATCCGCGACCATAAAGTTATGCCGTCTATGCGGGCCATGATGACCGCGGGCAAAAGCGCAGATCGTGACAACACATGTGTCTACAACTGTAGCTACTTGCCAATTGACGACGCAAAAGCATTTGATGAGGCCATGTTTATTCTGCTGTGTGGGACCGGTGTTGGTTTCAGCGTAGAGTCTAAGAACATTAGCCAACTACCGGAAGTGCCTGAGCAGATGTTTGATTATGACGGCGTGATCAAGGTCCACGACTCTAAAGAGGGTTGGGCAAAGGCCCTTAGATTGATCATAGCGCACTTGTACGCGGGTGAGATACCCAAGTGGGACGTGAGCAGTGTTAGGCCCGCAGGAGCCCGTTTAAAGACGTTTGGAGGGCGCGCATCTGGACCAGGGCCATTGGTTGACTTGTTTGAATTCGCTGTTAAGTTGTTCAAGGGGGCAAAGGGACGCAAGCTGAACTCCCTGGAGTGCCACGACTTGATGTGTAAGATTGGTGAGGTTGTTGTAGTCGGTGGTGTCCGCAGGTCCGCAATGATCAGTTTGTCGGACTTGGACGATGAAAGGATTCGCCATGCTAAATCTGGACCTTGGTGGGATACCGCGCCCCATCGCGCACTGGCTAATAACTCGGCTGTTTATAATGAAACGCCTACAGTTGGAAAGTTTATGGAGGAATGGCTTTCCCTATACAACTCACACTCTGGAGAAAGAGGAATTTTTAATCGCGAGGCGGCCCGTAAGACCGTGGAAAAGTACGGTGTACGTGATCCAAACTATGAGTTCGGTACGAATCCATGTTCTGAGATTGTTCTGCGCCCCTACCAATTTTGTAACCTTACTGAGGTGGTAGCTCGTCATGATGATACTAAAGAAACTCTACTCGAAAAGGTACGCCTTGCTACCATTTTGGGCACTATCCAGTCTACATTTACTAAGTTCCCGTATCTGCGTAAGGTGTGGCAACGAAATACAGAGGAGGAGAGGCTACTTGGCGTCTCAATCACTGGCATCTACGACAACAAAATGCTTTGCACAGAGGGGAAAGAACTAAATGACTTACTCGACACCCTGCGAGAAACTGCTCGCGCTGTTAATAAAGAATGGGCATCCATCCTCGGGATACCTGGAAGCTGTGCTATCACTTGTGTCAAACCGAGTGGGACAGTCTCCCAGCTCACTGACGCCGCTTCTGGAATTCATCCAAGGCACTCCAAATATTACATCCGAAGAGTACGAGGCGATAAGAAAGACCCTCTTAGCCAGTTTCTTAGAGCGTCCGGAGTACCTACCGAGGACTGTGTCTACAAGCCTGAACAGACTATGGTCTTCTCTTTCCCCCAACGAGCACCCGATGGCCTTACAAGAGGAGATGTCACACCTATTGAGCACCTCTCTTTATGGCTCACCTATCAGCGTCATTGGTGCGAGCATAAGCCGTCTGTCACAATTTCCGTTGAGGAGAAAGATTGGCCGAGCGTGGGCGCATGGACTTGGGACCATTTTGGGGAGATTAGCGGCGTGTCGTACCTTCCTTATGACGGTGGCACGTACAGGCAAGCGCCCTACGAGGAGTGCACTGAGGCCGAGTACAACGAGCTTAAGGCCCAAATGCCTAACATTAACTGGGAAGATTTTAAGGAGGTTACGGATAACGTAGAGGGGGCGCAAATGTTAGCCTGCGTTGCCGGGGTGTGTGAGATTTAAGTTGAGTTGACATGGTGGTTTGGGCCGTCCTTTGAGGCGGCCCTTTTTTATGCTACAATGGCAGTTAGGGGGGATTATGAAAAACGAAGATTACGTTACAAAGATACTTGAGCACGTCGGGCCAATCATTGACGTTGTGGGATTATTTCTTGTAGTAAAGAAGATCCAGGAAGATGAACGAGAGGCTTGCGCTAGTCTTGCAGATGAATGCGTTGATATTGAAAAACTTGGCAATGTTATTCGTAAAAGGAAGGTAGCATAAAAGCATTTCCAACGAGTTAAAACAAACCTTAAAAGCTAAACAGGAAAGAAACAAATGGTCTATAGTATCGACTTTGAAACGCGCAGTAAGATTGATCTTAAGGAACAAGGTTTAGACATTTACGCCAACGACCCCGCAACAGAAGTGTTGTGTATTGCGTTCGGCACCCAACCCACCGATGTGTTAATAACTGACCAAGTTAACAACCCACACTATGGGCATTTCTTATCTAAACTATTAGACCACGTCCGTAACGGCGGCAAAATCCAAGCATGGAACGCCATGTTTGAGTACGCGATCTGGAACTGTGTCTGCGTCCCAAAGTACGGTTGGCCAGAACTAAAACTAAGCCAGGTAATCGACTCCATGGCCATAGCCGCGTCCAATAACGTGCCTCAGAGCCTGGAAGAATCCGCGATTTTTATGGACGCCGTGCACAAAAAGGATCCCATCGGCGCAAAATTGATTCAAAAACTATGCAAACCGCTCAAAAACGGTAACTTTAACAATGACCCAGAACTGCTACAGCAACTCTACGAGTATTGCGTTAAGGACGTTAAGGCGGAAATGTCGATTGTTTCCAAGCTGAGGGGCCTGAGTGCCTCTGAGCAGGCCATATGGGAGCTTACACAGCGTATCAACCTTAGAGGCGTGCCAGTGGATCCCCTTGAGTTAAAAAACGCTGAGAACGCGGTTAAAAACGCCCAGGAGCAACTCGACAACGAACTCCTTGCCCTGACCGGCTGTAAGCCGTCCGAGCGGGCCAAACTGCTAGCGTGGCTGAACGCTCACGGGGCGGATATGAAAGACCTTACTGCTGACAGTGTTATTAAGAAATTGGCCGAGGAGCTAATACCCAAGAACGTGCGACGGGCGCTCGAACTACGCCAGGAGGGAAGTCAGACTAGCGTAGCCAAGTATGCAAAAATGTTGGAGATACAAAGAGATGGAAGAATTAGAAATACACTGGTCTATCACGGCGCGTCTACTGGACGTTGGTCTTCGCGTGGTGGACTTAATCTACAAAATATTGCGCGCCCCACACTTAGCGACGATCAGATTGCAAGAGCGATTGGAGTTGTCTTTGTTGAGGGAGGTGGTACGATGCAACAACTCAGTTCATCCGTTCGTTCTGCAATTAAGGCTCCAAGTGGATCGTCGTTCGTTGACGTCGATTTCTCGTCCATTGAAAACAGGGTGGGTGTTTGGTTGGCCGGCCAAAAAGACAAAGTTGAATTATTTAGACAGGGGCTAGACGAGTACAAAACCTTTGCCTCAACGTCAGTCTTCCATGTGCCATATGACCAGGTTACAAAGGACCAACGTCAGATAGCCAAGTCGGCTGTTCTTGGTTGTATGTTTGGGCAGGGCTCCAAGGGCCTCGTAGAGTACGCGGACGGTATGGGTGTTAAGATGACCCTAGTACAGGCTCAAAAGGCTGTGGACGCATATAGGCTGTCTTATGCCAAAGTAAAGAACCTATGGTACGCCTGCGAAGAGGCCGCGTTGTTGGCGGTAAATGATCCAGGAACTGCATACGCCGCAGGTCAAAAGATCCGCCTAAAGTGTGATAAAGGTGTGTTGTGGCTAATACTGCCAAGTAAGAGACTAATCTGTTGGCAAAGACCCAGGGTAGAGGACGTTGTTACCCCCTGGGGTCAGATCAAGAAAGCCGTCACCGTCCACAGCCAAAACACTTACAGCCGTCAATGGTCTAGGAACACGCTTATTGGTAGTAGCATATTCCAAAGCGCAACCCAGGGGCTCGCTCGCGACTTCCTGGCCCATGCTTCGCTTAACGTTGAGGAGAACGGATACGGAATACTCAACCTGATCCATGACGAGGTCCTGCTGTTAGTTGACGCGGAAAACGCTGAGTTTCATATGGATGAGGTCATTAGAATTATGACCACACCGCCTAGTTGGGCGCCAGACATGCCACTTGCCGCAGAGGGATGGCATGGGGCCCGTTATCGTAAGTGAGCCAGACCACCCTGGGCTTGTTTTTGCACGTCCATGGGTTTGAACATTATCGCAGAGGGTTTTGTGTTATCTGGGTACAGCGCACCTGAGTATCCGTGCTCTTTAATCATGCGCTCCAGATCACTGTCCGCGTTATACACCAGGCCCTGATTAGCGCTGGCCGTGTACGGCGTCCTATTAGCCTCTTTGGCCAGCACGCCAAGCCCTAGCGGGTCAGCGCTTACGTCATACAGGTTATTGGATGACGTCTTGTACTTGTAGGGACCCAAGCCAAGCTCTGGAGTCTGATCGCCTGCATAAAAGTAGGTCCTATCCTTTACAGCGCCAGAGTAATTCTTGAGCCTATCAGCCTCAGCGCCCGCTATGCCGGTGCCGTACTTAGCTGGATCGGTCTGCGTAAGACTCGGCGAGTTACTAAAATGCGTAAGGTCAGAGGATGTTGTGGTTCCCGCTTGCGGTTTAATAAGCGGCTGAATGTAGTCTGGCATGCCGCCGGAGTAGTTGGTGTCNTGAAACTCTGGGGGTAGTATTACAGACTTCTGTGGGGCATATTGAAATTCATTCCACTTGTTTGCCTTTTGGGCCTCAAGTTCGGGTATTTTGTCTAGCTCTCCGGCACGTTTAGCATCGTATATTTTGCCATCTAATTCATTAATGGCCTTTTTAACAGCGGNATTTAGTGGTGTGTAATTTACTACACTATTTTGACCCCGCGTCTCTGAAGTCATGGCCAACTTAGCCAGTGGGGAGAACATTTGTGAGTGCGCTCCCCACGCCGTCTCCTCGCCCTTGGGACCAAAAGAGTTGCCATGCGCGGCGTGACCGTAATAGTCATGCACCGCCCTGAATTTTTCGTTTGTGTTGAGCCCAGTTGTTGGGTCCACAAAGTTTAAAAATTCGTGCGGATCGCCACCTTGAAACACGTAAAGGTGGTTGTTGCCCACTACATCTTTTAGCATTTCATTACTAGAGTGGTAATTCCCCTCACCATTCTGATGAAAGCTCATGTTGACGGGCAAAGTACTAAACTGCTCCTCTGTCTCTTTGGCCAACTGGCTGTATGATTTATTTACCAGGTCATCGTAGTCTTTAACATTGTGCTGTTCAATAAGCCCCGGCATTTGTTTCTTGTACGCGTCAAACACTGCAGCTTTATATGCGGGGTCTTCTGTTACGGCGTGCATAAACGTGCGACCGATCGCAGACTGTTTAGCCAGGGAACTCTCTGGCATACTGGGTAAAGAGTACGGCTTTGCTAACTTCTCAGTTGTGTAGGCGTTTGCCCTTTGCTTTACGTGGTTGTTGGGGTCTTTGGCAAAGGCTTTGACCTGCTCATCCGATACTGTTGGTGAAACATCGTGTCCACGTAGTCCTGCCGTTTCTCGGACTCCTGTTGTTGGCGTTGCGCCTCTTGGTTGGACTCTGAGAAATGGTCCTTCTTGTCTTGCCTCATGTGTGATCCTTTCAAGTTTCGGTATTGTACCACTTAAAGCCTCTTTGCCAAACTGTAGCCCAGCCTTTATTTGTGCTAATGTTGCCATTACGCTGCCCCTAAATGAGCTAGACCACCTCTTGCATAATTGCGAGTTTGACCGCCGTCAGCGTAGCCTTCTCGTTGCATGTTGGTCAGATATTCGTCAGTGATTTGCTGAGGATTGTTCATGTATGAGAACCAAGCGTTGCCGTGTGTCTTACCGGGTGCGCGCGCGTTAATTTCGTTGTACCAATCGGGCACTGCAATGCGTTGAGGAATTGGGTTGAATTGCACACCCAAGTCATCGCCGTGGACAGTATCACGATAGTCAGGGTGAAACTGGTCAGTGTGGCGCGTGGGGATGGTTGGGTCCACGGTGAACAAACGGGTGCCCACAGAACTTGTTGGTGCGCCTTCAGTCAATGGATCCCTGTGCGCGCGCAAAATGTCTTCATACTGGGGCAGCGCAATACCGCCTTTGGTTAGACCCACACCTTTGCCAGTGCCAAGAATGTCTGCCAACGCAGCGCGGCGCGCAAACGTATCTAAGCCCAGTTCTTGGGCTGCAAACTTGTCACGAATGTCAAAAGGCTGGGAGAACACCAAGTTCTTTTTAGGGCCCGCGCGCAACGTAGCAATACGCTGGTTAATCAAATCAATTTGCTCTGGAGACAAATCGCGTTGATAGTGCTGGTTCAAAATGTCCTGAGCAACTGACTTGTTTGATTTAAGTTGATCAGGAGCGCCAATGTAAGTGGACCAAACCATGTTGTCGCCACCGCGGTTGATTATGTCCTGTGCATGCTTGGGGCTATCGTTCATCCACACAACGCGATGCTGTTGATGCAGCGGGCTAATGTTTTGGAAGTTAGGGAACTGGTTGCCGCCCATACGACCGCCATGCACACCGAAGTTATCTGTTTGTGTCAGTCCGAGAAACTTGCCTTCGTACGGCGCGAGAGCTTCGCTTGCTTTTAGGATTTTTGTTTCCCGGGGTTTGAACAAAAAATTAGCGGCCTTTTCAGCAAGCCCACCCCCTCCAAAATGTTGAATGTGCCCGCCCGCTTTGTGGCCTTGCGGCTCGTCCGCAATTAAATGCGCCAAACCGGCAGCGCCGGGACCAATTAATCCAGCGTACTTGCCGATTTTTGGAACGTGCGACAGGAATGGTGCAACGGCGCCAGCGGCGTTGACAGCGCCCGCTATCTTGTTACGAATACCCGGCTCTTGAAAACGCTCTACAGCCTCTCCTGCGTTCCATCCCGCCATTGGTATTTGACCAGGTAACTTGTTGGCCATACCAATTATTTTAGCCCTGGCAATACGTTGTGCCTCTTCCGCTAACCTGGCATCTTCGGCCCTTCTGGCAAGTTGATACTCCGCCTGACGCGATGCGTGGGCCCCTTGTCTTTCCGATTCACTTGTTAAAAACCTATTTTGCTTTTCCTGCTCCATCGCCGCATGGTTGTCACGTCTTTGCCTCTCAATGTCGTTAAACGTTTTGAGTCGGTGCGCCTCCCTGTCCTCATGCGCCTGACGTCTTGCAGCCTCAGCGCGGTTGTGCTCGGCCTGCCTTTTGTCTTCCTGCTGCTCATGAATTACGCGAGCGCCTTCCTCGCGTTGCGCACGCTCGGCCTCAAGTTTAGCTTTGTACTCCTGTTCTTTCTGGGCGGCTATCTCCGGCGGTAGCGCAAGCGGCGTTCCCCCCTGCGGGACCACAAAGCCTGTGCTGCCGGCATTGAACTGTTTTGCCTCCATGGCCCTTGCGTAAGCGTCCCCATAGTCCTGGCCACCAAAAAACTGACCCTCTCCAGCGGGGCCTTTGTGTTGCGACAAGGCAAAGTTCTCAACGGCGTTTGGGCCCTTGTCCAACTCAGCGGGCAAACCAGGAAACTCACGACGCACAAACTCCGGTCCTGGCGCGTACGGCTTACCTGGGGCATAGACGCCTGGGGTGTATGGTGATCCAGGCTTATAGGTTCCATCAGTAAACTCGCCAGGGTTCTTAGGCAATGGGTTTGGCTCAGACGGGCGGTACTCTGGAAAATCAGAGTTGAACCAGTTCTTGCTACCAACAGTACGACCCAACCCTTGAGCACCAAGTGCCGCACCGGCTCCTAAGTACGGGTATGACTTTTCAGCGTGTAGGGTATCTTCTGGGGCGTTTGGTTCGGTTGGCGCATTTGTCAACTCCACAGCAGGCACAATATTAGATGACTGAAATACATCAGGATGGAGATCCTCTTTTGGTACTGGAGTTCCGATTGCCATTATTTATACACCCATTGTTTACCATCCCACACACTCATTTTTCCGGACTTAGTTGGGCGTTCTTCGCCCACTTTCGGGGGAATGGTTTTATCGTTGAAGTATTTTGGAAAGTCTTGTTTGAGCTTTTGCTCATACTTGGCTTCTAGTGATTGATTCTCTGGCGTTTGTATGAACGCATATGGGTCAGGGTTCTCGTGTGAGCTCTTATACTGGTTCCAGAGTGCTGCTTGCTCTTTTGCTTTTTCTGCCGCTGTCCTAATAAGCGCTGAGTTCATTACGTTACTCTCAGCAGTGTATTGTGTACCCACGCCTTTAGCATCAATTGCCATCTTTTCAAGTGCAGCACCAAGCCTTGCACCAGATCCAGCAAACATTTGTTGTGCAAAGTCAAGACCCAACTTCTGTGCGTTGGTATCGGTTTTGTTACGCTCTTTGATAGACTCTTCAGGCAGTGTTAATTTACCATATGTCTTTTCTAAACTTCCACCAACATACGGTAGATGTGTTACAGCACCAACAGCCGCAGGCACTATGCCGGCATGTTCTGTAATACCGAAGTCATTAGGGCGGTTAGTAGCGTGGCTAATAACCTGATTAGCCGCAAGTGCAATCTCATCAGCCCTATCAGCACGTTTTTGCAGGTCAGAGATAAAGTCACCGGCCTTAGTACGTTCTTGCGCTGTTGATTTTGTCAATGCCGTATTAATGTCTTGTTGTTTCTTAGCCTCTGTTTCAATGGCCGACTCACTGGCTTTTTTCTGTAGTGCCAGTTGTTGTTCGTACTCTGACTTGTTACGCGGTGTGGCTCCGGCAGGTGCGACAACAGGTTTCATGCCTGAAGCAGTGAATATATTGCTAGGACCTTTTTCATGCAACATGATTGCAGTTCCAAGTGCCTGACGAACGCGCGGATCTTCAAGGTTTAATGGCTGTTTTGGATCAAGTCCTAAACGTGTAGACACATCTTTAATATATGCCACTGTGTCATTTTTATCGCTTGGAGGGGCCCAACGATTAATAATTGCCTCAAGAGTATTGACGCCTTTAGCACCATACGCTTTTAAATTATTGTCCATGATTTTCCAACCCTCTTCAAACGTAGGGGGGTTTTGGAAACCTGTACTTGCGCCCACTGGTCTTACGTTACCAGGGTTATTTACACTAGGACCTGCTGTTACTGGAGCATTACTTGCAGGTGTTGCACCTTGCGCAACAGGAGCGCTCACTACTTGTACCTGACTTTTCTTACTTGCCGGTAATGCATTGTACTCATTTGGTGTCAAATCAATCTCTTGACCGTTGACAAAATACTTCTGCTGTGTATTGCCTGCGGCATTGTACTTAGCCTGTGACATTGCGTTGGACTCTTCAGTAGCCCACTTATCATAAAGTGCCTGAGCACCGGTGTAATCACGTATCTGCATACGTGCGGCCATGGCTTTTAATATTGGATCTGGAACATTTGTTAAGTTTTGCTGTCCTGGTTGGCTTGGTTGACCTGCACCAGGTTGTGGTTCGCCACCACCGGCATTTTTAATCAGTGCATTAAGCGTGTTGGCTTGTTGCTGTTGCATAGCCTGGCTGCCACGAACAGCGGCCATCTGTGCACGCATGTTAAATAATTCTTGAGCCTGTTGATTTTTATAAGCCTCACGTTGCTGTGTCTGACCCATAAATCCGGCCTGCATATCCTGAATTGCATCACCCAATGGATTGCGACGGCTGCGTTGATCAATCAATTCTTGCATATTTGCAAGTAACGCCTCAGTCTGTGTTGGATCTAATACATTGGAGCCAGGAACAGAAATGCCGCCCTTAACTGGGGCGGCTTGAACCTTAGCACCTGGTAGTGCATCTAGTCCGCTTGTTGCTACTTCATCACCCATTTATTTATTCCTTAAATAGACCAACCGGCAGTAGGATCATACGAACTAGTCATTCCATCTTGATTAGCTTGATTGCTGTAATAATTATTTGCTGTTGATGCCGCAGAACCAGTATCTTCTTGCGGAACAGTTGAATCATTGTTAGTAGAGGAACTTTCGGTGCTGCTGCCACCTAATCCGGCCAATCCGGCAAGACTATTAATTAAACTAGATCCAATACCACTCGGATTATTTGTAGCGTAGTTTGACAAACCACTGAGTAAGCTGAGTGGTGATACATTGGTTGTGTTTGTAACCGTCGTTGGGGCTTGTACGCCACTTAGAATGTTAGCAAGCATTGCCGTTGATGTGAGCGGACTTGCTTGTTGAGCTTGACCAAGTGTTGTTTCTGTCGCTGTGCCCTGTGATCCTGACTGACTTTGTCCTGTTGCCGCATTAACGCCAGTTGCTTGGTTATTAAGTGCCGCAGTGTTCAGCGCTGTATTCATTGTATTTAGCGCGTTACCGTATGCGTTTTGTTGTGCTGTTTGGCCGCGTAAACTGCCGAACTGACCTGCTGATGTTGCGCCTGCGCCACTTTGAGCACCAATTTGCGGTAACGCATTATTAAGCGCCTGCTGTTCAGAAGCAGCTAAACCGCCCAAAGCTGTACTTGTATCTGGTGTTATTGTGCCATTAGCGTTTGTAATCCATGGATTAGCCGCGCCGGATGCAATTGTATGTAGTGTTGTTTGGGCTTGAGTAAACGGATTATTTGGGCCGTTCAACTGGTTAATTGCGTTTCCTGCAACAGTGTTTTGTAATAAGGGCACATTCGCCGCGTTGGCTGTTGCGTTATTAACCAGGTTTTGTTGTGCCGTGTCATACCATGACGGCAAAGTTGTAGCGGTTGATGTGCTGTTTGTGCCTAAACTACCGAGTTTGTTGGCTGTGGAATTTAATCCAGAAACAATACTAGAAAGTGCCATATTATGCCTTCACTTTTTTATGTGCTTCTGATATGTAGGCTAATGCGCCCTTACTATCAGGTGGTAATTTTTTAGGATCATGTGCTGTCTTGTGTGCACGAATCGTTTCCAAGAAATGATCAAGCACTTTAGCGCCACTGTCGTTACTGCCGTTACCCAACGAAGATACAACGTCCGCAGGAATAACAAACTCACCGTTTGCGAGCATTGCAGGCACATCATCACTTGTTCCGTCTCCTGCACCCTTAACAAATCTATTGTGCATTCCGCCCTCGCTGTAAAACTCCGGCACATGCCCACCGTCTGCAAAGTGTGCGCTAACGTTTAACATGCCATGTGGGCTAGGTGGCATTAGGTTTGCACCGCCACGTCCATGCCAAAGTCCTGCACCATGTGGGGCGTTTCTTGGATTAATATCAACATCACCACCCTCGTCATAATGTTGAATATGACCACCGGCCGCAAAGTCTAAATCAGAACTCTCATATAACCCACTGGATGGCATGGCGACTGTAGCAGGAGCAGGAGCGGGAGAGGCCGTTGAATATGGGGAGAATTCATCATTTGAAAAAACCCCGCCATATGGGTTAATAGGTGTTGATCGACCCTTTGTCAAACCGGGTGTTAGTCCAGAAGTTGCTAGGCTAGACAATCCACCAGGTGAACTTGATCCAGGGTACGCTGCAACGTTAGTCCCTGGTGCCCCACCAGTTGTGCCCCCACCACCACCACCCATCCCTAATAGTCCCATAGCACCATTAACTGCGGCCAAATCTGCCATGGGGTTTAGACCGCCAGATGCAATTGCGCCGCCAATAGCGCCAAGTTGTCCGATTGTAGGCGCCAAATTTTTAATTGCATCTGCCGGATGGCTTATTGCATTTGAAATATTTCCAACTGGATCGGACCAAAAACTCATTTTAAATTCCTATTATGCTATATATATTAATGCAGAAAACATTGACTTAATGCCCCGTGATTACCGGGTTTTGCCGTTAACAAGTGTTGAAAACTCATAAGCCCATTCTTGCCAAGTTGAAAATGTGCTAGCGTTTGGTACACCATATGATGAAAAAGTAGGTGACCCAGATATTGCTGTGGCTGTTTCCTGCCAGTTCTCTTCAGAAACTATAGGAAAAGACTCTTGACCGAAATACATAACCAATTCGCCTGCGTAATCTTCCCAACTAATATGAACGGGAACAACAGGAAAAAACTGGTTGATCTTTTTATGGACGCTCGTCACCTAATTCCACCGTCATAAGGATGCGACCAAGCTCATAATTACCATCAATTTCATTAGACTCAAATTTAAGCCTTGCCTCTCTATGTTCGATTCTGGTATCTATCTTATCTATATTATCCGTATCGGGACCAAAAGGTATTGGTCCGCTATCTTCTTCAGGGCCGTTTGCGTACTTTTTACCGAGTACAGTCATATTCAATGTTCCGGATTGAACGAAATCAGGCTCAACCCTGCGAATGTGTAAACGTCTGTTGATACCAATAGGCTCGGCGTGTGTGGACGGATTGCCTGCAAGCCAACTCAAGTCACAGGTTGTAAAACTAGACTCAATTGCGTTTTCTCGAACGCCGGATGTTTCATTAACGCTCTGCTCATGTTGCCAAATTGAATATCCACCAACTATCCCGTAAACCACAATGCCTGCCGTTGGTGCGGGGGATATTGCAGTAGCGACTGTAACTAAGGTTGCGCCAGGGATACCGATCGCTGTTGTATTGATAAAAGTACTAGATGATATTTTATATATCGTGGCACCTGGAGTATTGGAAAACGCCACATACGTCCCTGGTCCAAAAGTCGGTGTTGCATCTCCGGACACATAGAACTGTGAACTTGTTGGTGCAGACTGGCCCGTAGGGGTACTAATTACCTTAAAAGGCTCACCAAACACTGTTTTATAGTTCCAGTCAGCCCAAATTGGGTTGGGGAAAATCTCTGTGGTGTATCCACAAGACCTCTGTGCGCCAATTGCTTGACCTGCGTCATACCATATCTGATCTTTGACATTGTAGATAATTGCATCAGTACATTCTGTTGCTGTTCCGCGTGGATAAAAGAACCAGATCTCATTAAAACGAGGCACTTTAGTGGCCCATACTTTTTGACGCTGAACATAATTCAAGTTGTCAAATAACCAGTTTACATTCTTATCGTTCGGAAGTAATTTAACACTACCGTTATATATGTAAAATCTATCAACACCCATCCAGTAATAAATTCCGTCCATCTCAACAATTGAGCTAGATGACATTACTGATATCTGACTGGAAATAATATCATAATTCCAGTAATATGGTGCCACACCGTTAAATGATACGCGAATTAAGCTGTCTGTAGCCCAGAATAGTCCGGATGGTGAGTTAGTACCGCCACGCATTGGCAGTCCCTTAATAATCTTACTGGAGGCCATATTAACTTGGTTGGCTGTTGCGCCGTTCCAGTCTGTAAGAGTCTGAGAGCTATATGTTGTGCTGACGTTATTATTAGCAATATATCCATCATTGCCGTATACAAATAAATATGGATAGAGCACACAAACGCCACCAGACACGCTAATTGGTTGGAACGTAGGGTTCTGACCTCCACTATCCGCAAGACCCGTTAAGGACCATTGCTCTGAGCTATTGGGCAAAATACTGCCTAGTTGTACCTGCGTATTAATTGCGTTATCGACTGACGATAAGTTTAAACCGGGGTGAGCTATTACTGATAACGCACCACCAACAGGATTGTGTTGTGCATCAAACTGCCATAAAAGATTGGGACTAGACGCAAAGTTAACGTTTGCAACATATATGTTACTTACCGTTACGCCTGATCCGAGTGCGGGTGCAAAGGTAACGGAGGTATTGGGGGTGGTGAAGGAGGACGCTGTAACGGTATAAACCGTCGCGCCAACAGTTTGAGAAAATACGATTTTTGTGCCAATGGGGAATGCCTTAGTATAGTCAACAATCGGTGTTGCTGTACTAGTCAGTGAAACGGTTGTAGTGGTGTTGGAAACAACCGGAACACCGTCATAACCTGGTTGGAAAAGAGCGCTGTAAGGCCCGGATCCAAGGCCATAAGAATTGCCAAGAGTGAATACATCAAGACCGTTTTGATTTCCTGCAAAAACATAATTAACTCCATTATAAGGGATGGCGATCATTCCCCTCGGTATGCCATTGAACGTGCTAAAGAGTTGATTATATCCACCCATTTTCTTAGGCGTGCCACGCTGAAACCTACACCAAACTCCATCGGTATACTCCGCAGTTTCAAATACAGTACCGTCTCTTTTAATACCCGGCTTTACCGCCAAAGAATAAACCTGACTATATTGCGGTTGAACCTGGCTTGTTTCAGTTGCCATTAAAATCCTCCGCCAGAAATACCTTGAAGTGCGGTAAACGATCCAGGTGTTGACATGGTAGCCGCAGATGTATTTGTGTAGTTCATGTTCAATATGTTACGGCCATTTGCCGCTAAACCCAGTTGACTTGTACCAATTAAGTACATACCAGATGAGTTATCAGCGTTAAATGTGAATTCAGGAGCGGCCGCTGTTCCAGTTGCGGGAGCAGTAAAACTGGAAATAATAGACTGAGTAATAACAAGTAAGTTACCGGCAGAACAAAGAATTGTTGCAGTAGATCCGGGGCTTATCGTAATGGGGGATGATGAACTTCCAGATGCCTGGAATGAAAGTGCATATCCAACTGTATTGGGTAGTGCGTTTGAGATAACGTAATACTGTGTTACAGCAGGTAATGTAACAAGTAAGTTAGTTGACCTAGTTCCAGATAACGCCACATAAGTTTGCAAGTTTGGTGCGTAAGCTGTTAAGCTAAGGTTACTTCCAGATACGCTATCTACATCATATGAAGCGGCTGTAAATGTTATGTTTGAAGAGACAGTCCATCCTACAGTAAAGAAATTGCCAGATCCAATATCATAATAAATGAACCCGGAATCGCCTGCATTGGTTTGAATGCTTATATTTCCATTAATTAATTCTGTGTTTGTTCGGTTAAATGTTAGTGTGCCAGTGCCTGCGTTTCTAAAACCAATCCACCATCCCGCTGATAGTCCGGTTGTAGATGGCAATGAAATACTACCAACTCCGGCCGTCCAAACATAAGTATTAGCTCTACTTGCATCTGTGAGCGTTGGTGCAGTTGATACCTGAACAATGTTACCAGTTGTTGCCAGTTTTCCAGATATGACAGTTAGTCCTGCGCCTGCAAGGGTTGATGCGCTGGCCACAGAAGTATTAAGTCCAAATATAGTGTTGGACCAAGTGCCTGCAAATGTTGTGTTGTTTGTCAGGTAAAAATAAACTGATGCGCCAGGTGATATAGTTGTGCCATTTAAACCTGACGCATCTGTTACTGTAAAGGAATAAGTATTTGATAAGTTGGTAAACAATATATCAGAACCAACCGCACCTTGATCTGCCTCTGGCAATGCAATAGCCAATGAACTTGCAGACGGCGTACAGTTCATAATCCTAGCCGCAGGAACCTGAGTTGGGTTAACTACAGACGGCCAGTAGAGTTGTGTATTAGAACTAAATGATAGCGCGTAATACGATACGTCCGTTGGTTCAATAACGGTACCAGTGAAAGGGGATGTGAATGATGACATTTATTAAGGTTCCTGAACAGATACGTTTCTGTCGATTCGACGGGAGTTATCTTCTTTTTTGATTGCCCCTATAGCCTCATCAAAATATCCTTTCCATGTGGCTATCTTGTCTTGTGCTTTTAAGTATACCATTGCATGGTACATAGATGCATATAACATTAACTGGGGCGTTGTTTGTGTGAAAAGATTCTGTTGATTGTTTGTATCTAACGGCTGAATCAAGCTATAGTAAATTATCTCAACTGGATAGGTGGCGTCTGGTTTTGGCGCAAACGTCCAGTTCATATAATCATAATCAGCGTAGTACTGTGGTTGAGCATTGCTAGACTCACCCTGATACATGGCCACATAATCCTGACTACGCAGCAACACTGGTTCACCGTTAACTTTCATGGAGACTGTTTTTCTCCACCTAGCAGGCTTTGACAGTACCGTTTGATTTGCCGCTAATGTTGTCTCGACAACAACCAATTGCAAGAATGTTTTTAACTCTGCGGCAATAGATGCCTCAGCCAGTGCAATAATAGTTGGGATCGTTGATACAAACCCTGGATCATTACGCTCCGTATAATTAATGATGTCCGCAGTCAGCGAATCATATGTCATTACTGATGTGGTTGTCATCTTGTGTAGTATGAGTAGTTAGGTTGGAAGTAAATTGGCGACTTATCGCGGTCCTCTTCCTCAGCCTCTTGACGCATTTGCAGTGAAAGCGCCTTCAATTCTGCGCGTCTGTTAGGATCAACTTCAGGCAACTGAAATGCCAGTTTATAAGACAATTCTGCTTGAATGTAAGGGATCCAACGGTTTGGTAAGTACAAGTCGTTAGTTAAAGACCCAACATCTTGCGGTTGCATTTCCAGTACCAACTGGAATACCTGGAAATCATTTGACGGCACAGGCCACAAATACATCTGTGGATCTATGGTTCTATTGAACCAGTATTGTAAGGACCTTACACTTGGGAATTGTTTGTTGGGTAGATTCCAGTAATCATCACGGTTTAAACGCGCTAAAGGGATTACTTGCTGTGACTGTGCAAATACAATTTGGCGTACAGAATATGTTGGTGCTACAGTTTCACGCAGTCTATGGTAATAGTGCTGCTGTGTAATATTGATTGGGAAATATGCCCACTCACGATCTCCAAGTGTTGTCGTGGGTAGTGCAAGTTGTTCAGTCCAAGTTACACCGTCCTCACTTGTTTCATAAACAAGGTTATATGTCTGAGTGCCGCCAAATGTGGCGGAGTATCCATTAACACCAATATAATAAACAGACTGAGCGGCTTGGTAATATGCACCAAACCAATTTTTTGACACCGTTGTTGTGCCGTGTCGTGTAAGACTCTGGTCAAATACAATCAATGAATCGGTATTGTCTGTTGGCAACGTTGTTGTAATTGTTGGGTTGATTATATAAACCCAGTTAGCCTCCAACACGTCAACAGTTCCAGGTGGCAAGGACATAGCTTGCTGATTAGCCTGCGCACCGAGTACGAAGTTCTCAAGCAACCATAGATTAGGACCACGGTTTACGCTGTTTTGTAGTATGTAAAATAGTGATTGTTTTGCTGTGTTAACAAGCTCAGGAGTCATCTCCTCAGCTTGTTTCCCACAGTCACGAAACGAATACGATATTAACTGGTCTACATTGACCGTAGTCTGATTGATTGTTCCAGAGTAAGCCACAGATTACCTTCCTCGGCCGGATGACTTTCTTGCGGGTAGGTTAGCCTTAGCCTTGCCCGCTTTAACAAACTCCACGCCCACCTTCTTTGGTATTCCCACCTTTTTAGCAAACTCAGGTGAGTTTTTAACACCTTGCATGAGACGTTCTTGTGCTTTAGATTGGATTGGCATAATATTTTCCTAACAAAGTCCTGGTTTTGCCATGTTATTGCTGCATCGGTTGTTGCATACCCTGTGGGATCATGCCAGGTTGTTGGGGCCTGGCCATCGCCATGTTTTGTGGTTGCATGATTGGCGCGGGTTGCTGCTGATCTATGTTGCCTACGTTAGCAGGCTGATACATGCTCTGAGCAATTTGCATGCGCTGATCTGGATTTAATAGGTTACCGGTAAGACTGCCGGCGGCCATCTTTTTGATGGAACCACCGGCTTTAAACTTTTTTGAGGCACCATCTATGTCGTCAATTGCGTCAATGCTTTTTCTAGTTGGTTTTGCTTTGGCCTTAGACTCTGCATCAGCCTTCTTGTTGCCAGTGGGTGGAACTTTTTTGATCATGTCCTTATCACCTGCGGGCTTGCTCTTTTCTTTCTCTACATTGCTAGCACGGCTTGATGGGAGCTTTACTGCCTCAGATGGCGCGGCGGCTTTTTTAGGCTCAGTATCTTTGATCTTCCTGATCTTGTCTAAGTCGCCAGAAGTTTTTTTCATCTCAATAGCGCCACCGGCTTTATATTTTCTGACGTTTCCGCCTTCTTTTTTAGCACGTCCGCCCTTACGCAACTTGGACAGATCCGTCTTTTCACCATCATGTAACTGGTTGTCGTGCATTCCAAATGCAGACTTGACTACCTTTTTAGCTGTCTTTTCATCTTGCTTAACATCAGCAAGCCCGCCTTCTTTATACTTACCACCGGCGCACATTCCGCCTTTTTTCATTACATTGACCTTGCCGCCTTCTTTGAAGTGCTGCATCTTGGGGAGAGTTTTGAATCCGTCCATTGTGAAATCCTATAGGTTGTTTTAAATTTAGGATGATCAGTCCTTACATATACTAATGCAAAATTATTACTTTTCTTGCCCTAGAAAAAGAGCTCTTTCGCGCTTGCGACGGCCCTCTAATTCCGGTGGTTTATTCCACATTAGGATAGCATCTGCCGCACCGGCCATATCGCCTTGGTTGATTCTCTTGACCACGGTAGATTCCTTGAAATGTGTTGCACCAATGTTGAAACAAAGGCTGTACAACGCATCATACTGATTTTGGTTTAGGGGCACTTTTATTGAACTATTAACAGCCTCATCACACCACTTCAAATCATTTTGGAGCAAATCTTCAACCTGGTCTATAGTCAAGGTAGCATCTTTTAAATGCGCCTCATCAGGCTTAATTAAGTGACCTACGCCAATAGTCATTAGTCCCTTAGTATCGGCGTAGGCTTTGGTTTTAAATCCTTCTTCTTTAGTTACGAACGCCAGGGTTGATTTTGCAATTGCCATTATTTTCTCTTCTAGATTTTGAATTTGTGGTTGCCAGGTGATGAATATATCAAACGTTAATAAGAGCGCAAATAGCGCTTTTTTCATATTATTTTTGAATTGATGGTGTTGAGTTATGTAGCAGGTTGTCTTTGGCCTGCGATCCCGCAGAGCTGCCGAAGTAGAAAGACATTATGGCCGTCCAGGCGGTCCCTAAGCTACCGAGCATAAGGAGTAGGGCGTCGCTTGTTTTGAATGTCTCCATCATCAACCCGACTAAGATACCAAAAAATCCTGCGGTGACCATAATGGCGAGGGCGGGAGGAATAAACGAGTGCGTACTCGTTTGCATCTCCCTTGCCGACTTTCGGTCATTTACCGCCAGTTCTTCAAAGTCCAATCCAAGTTCTTGGGCTTTAGCCTTGAGTGCTATTTCAGCCTGCTGAACGCTTGCAATTTGATCGGATGTGAGCTTACCATCGTCAAGCATTTTCTTTGCATCATCTTGCGAAATGTTGAGCACCTTTGATACGGCCTCATATGCTAGGCCACCGAGTGGGCCGCCTAGGCATGTCGCTATTGTTGGACAAATTGTTTTTAACCAATCCATATTTATTCTCCTATTTGCAGTACTTCGGCACCATGTTAGTTTCTTTTACAAGTTTCCAACACTCAACTACCCTGGGGTCTGTTTCCCAATTCTTTTCAAAAAACGCTTGCTCTTTTGCGTTTGCTTTCTTACGAGCCTCGTAGTCTGTGTGTATGGCATACATAACGCCAGACATTACAAACGTTACAAATAAAACGGCGCACATGATGGCAAATCTTAGATGCCATCTATCAATAAACACCCGTCTCTTATGTTCCCTTGCTAGATTTGCTTTTCTTTCTTGCTCTTCCTCTCTTGCCTTTTTGGCGCGTAGCTTATCTCGCTCGGCCTGAAACTCGGTCCAGACAGCGCCTAATTCTGGCGGTGCGTGATATACAAGCAGTTCACGGAGTTGCACTTCCGCATTTTCCAGACGCTTTCTTGCAAATATATTGTCAAGAATTATCGAGCTTTCGGACCGGTCTTTTGGTGGGCTCTTTTCTTTTTCTCTAAGCTCTTCAATAGCTTTTTCTTGATGATCAAAGAAACTACCGACATGTTTTCCTAGGTCTCCTACAATATCTTGGACGTCATGCGCAGTGGCGGATACTTCTTTATATATCGCCACACCTTGCTTGATGGCACCAAAGGCCATCATGGCAAGCGTTAGCGGATCCATTACTTAATCACAATAAAATGTGTCAAATATCCTATGCAAGAACTTATAGCTGAAACAATGACCATCCCCGCCCAAAATCCACCCTTGGATTTATTCGCGAGTTCGACAAGTTGGCAGACCGAGGACTCCAACTTATCTATCTTTTTTTCAAGCATTTCTACGTTAGCAACCAGTTGACCATACTTGAACAAATCAATTGATTCTGAGACCATTATTCGCTCACTGTAGATGCTGTTGGTGACGCAACCGGCGCAATTGATGTGGATTTAATAACCACGGGTTCCGCTGTAATTACAGGAGCCACAACCACTGGCGCAGGAGCCGTTACAGGTTCGGGTTCGGGTGTAGGAGCAGATTGTGCTGCGGCGATTACTTGTTGCTGTATTGGGGAGATTGTTCCAACTGGCGCTGTTGGAATTGCAGAGTCTACTGCTGTCGGAGGTGCTGAAGACTTATGTGCGTGAGAGATAGCTGTAATGTTATGCTCCTTAAAAACTTCTTCTAAGTGTGCAATAAAATTCTCTACGTCAGCCTTTGATTTAGTCTCAAAAGTAGCCAGGTGTGAACGGATTTCTTTAAAAAATGACATGAGCTTTCCTTAAGTTTTAATGATGAAGTATATACCGAGGTATGGAGAGATCGTATTTGCAGCTGTGCCAGAACCTGTGGTGTTTGTTGCTGTGATACCAGTTGATGCGGCAGATGTTGTTGACCCACTAGGTTGAGCGCCCCAATATTCACCGCCAGCGCCACCGCGAGGGCCATAACTAGAAACAGAAGCAGTAAACGCATGGGTGTGAGTTGGATCTGTAATTGAGTGGCTGTGGCTTGGTAAGTTAGAGACAGTAAGTGTTGTTGTCGCTGAACCGCCAGTTGCTCCTACACTTGCCGCAATAGTATTAACACCAATCGGCATCCGGTCTTGATAGTTAGGGAGGTTAAATGTTGTGGATCCATCCCCAACACCGAATGTTGTGCCTAATATACCAAACAATGTTGCGTATGTGGTCCTCGACACCGCAAGGCCATTACAAAGCAAATACCCCGTGGGTGCTGTTCCAGTAGCCCACATCTGAATTGTGCCTGATAGCACAGTAGATGGATTTAAAGATGCCTTGGATGCAAGTAACTGGACCACACCGGCGTTGTCTTTATAGTACAACTTGCCGTCTGTATAGTTGAGCGCTAACTCTGCACCAGTTGAAGTGGTTGTTAAATTTGCCGCAAGTGGGACGTTTGATGTCGTTCCACTTGCATAGATTAGAATGGGTGTGTAGCCTGTTGCTGACATTTTTATTCCTTGTTAAGTTATTCGTAAAGAATGTTGATTGAACCAGCGTCAAATGTGTCTGTGCCGTTTACTGTAGTGATGCGAACACGATCTAGTGAGCCCGACAATGTTTTATTTCCTGCTACCATTCCAACGCCGCTAATACTTGGATCAAAAAGAACAGCGCCTGATTGAACCCAAATATTTGACCCAACTAAAGTTAAAGTCACCGCACCTGATCTTAGTCTACTAGCGTTGCCCGTTGCAATATCAACACAAAACCCAGATGTAGAAGAAGCCGCGCCATTTCCACCAGTATTTACTTGCGCTACGGCGCTTACATATCCTGTTGTGTCAACACTTCCAGAACCAACTTGTATTTGCACAACGCTAGTGCCATTGGTACTAACACCATTAAAAATAACAGTAATACGCTTAACCCCAGATGGTATTCCAGTAAAGTCAATGCTTGTTCCACTAGTGCTATTTTGTGCAGTACCAGAGTTAATGACCCCAGTAGTGGTTAGGTTAGAGCCATCAAGAGTTATTGACATTTCAATGCCCTCAGTTCAGCAGTTGTGGTGCATGGGTCAGCTAACAAGGTAATGTTGCGTAAACGAGTCTTCTCAGCCACTATTGCAGATGTGTCTGCGTTAGTCTCTTGTGCCCTTTGGAACAGTACATCTTGTGCAACCAACAATGGCTCACGTTCTGCACGAAGTCTTGTCTTAGTCAATGCTTTGGCTTTGGTCAGGTTAACTGATACTGCGCCATTACTTAGTTCCCACGCATCAAAGAAGTCATTGTCTGCTTGAGGCATTTCTGAGTCTTCAACAATAATGGAATGACTTGGAGTGTCTTTAGCCTTGACTGCGTTGATGTCAAGTTCGCCTGTGGGTACGCATACGCTTACACCACCATTGTCGTTTGTGAATATTACTACTTGCGCCATGATTGTGATTCCTTATTAATTTCCAAAAATTGCTACACAGCAAATAGAATCGTCAGCTGTCGCAACACCTGGGAATGTGTTATCAATTCTATATGCTGAAGTTGTAGGTGCTGTTGCGCTGTTTCCACTAAGTACGTAAGAATTTCCAGAATTTCCAGAGCGAGTGCATAAAGCAGCATAGTTAGCGTCACTAAGAGCAGTAGAAAAGTTAATTGTGTAATCACCCGTTCCATTTTTAGTCACAGAACCTACGTTGTAAGCAGATCGAATAGTTCCTGGGCTTGTTGTACCGTTAAAGTTCACCCAAGCCAAAGCATTAGTCGTAACCCCATTAGACTGTACTTTAACTACCCCTGATCCATCTGATGTTTGGACTAGCCCTGTTCCTGAGACTGCGTTTAGTGTGGTTGTCATTGGTTCACCTATTAACGGAATATTGTTAACGTACAAATTGTGTTGTCTACTGAAGTGCCTGCCGTGGTGTAGTAAAGAACCTGCACATTTGTTGTTGCTGGTAAATAAAAAACAGGTATCTGTGCAAGACCATTACCGCAAAAACTACCTGAATAATTTGCATCAGGCATGGCATTTGTAAAATTAACTGAGTAGTTTCCGGTTGCATTTTTTGTAACACTACTTACATTAAATGATGAAGTAAGAGTCCCAGCTGTTCCGTTAAACTTTGCCCAAGCCCTACAAAGCGTACCAATTTGAGCACCAGACCCATCATTAAACTGTGGAGGTGTCCCTGTGGTACTGGATTGGATTGTGTCAGTAGCAATAATTCCGTATGTCATAGTATTACCCACTTAGAACCACTTGGGATTGTCACGGTAACCCCTGTGTTGATTGTAATCGGCCCTGTACTCATAGCACTAGAGCCTGATGTTATTGTATAGCTTGTAGTTACAGTTTGTGTGTTTTCGTAGATAGGCGTTGATGGAGCAAAGGCTTGCCCTGATCCCCCTCCTACCATTTGTGCTTGAACTTTGGTTAAACTCATTGTGTTACCTTATCTGCGGGTTCAGGCGTGTTGCCTTCAGCCACCCATTTCAAATAGGCTTGGTAGTCTGTGTTGGCTGGGTCGAATGGGATGAAGGCGTTGTCAAAACAACGGCATACAGTGGTTGGGTCTTGAGTTAGCTTGTACATTTATAGTTCCGCTGATGAAATCCAAGGAATAAACGCATAGCCACCGCCAGCACTAACAGTAACATTAAATTCAGCGCCATCTTGACCAATGTTTGCCCATGCTGCTCCGCTTGCATTTGAATAAGTTGGCGATCCAACAGACATTGTTGGCGTTGCACGCATGACAACCGCAAAAGGCATCCAGTAAAAGAACGAACCTGTTGCAGAGCTATTGTTACCACGGAAAATTGCGCCGTTTGCACTTGTGTATTTTTGGTAATACCGCTGACACAAAGCTAACTCAGTGCCATACTGCCTATACTCAAATGGAGATGCTGTTGTCCCTGCTTCTAGTTGCACACCTGTGATGTAGAAGGTTGCCCCGTTTGTTCCTACTACTGATGTTGCGCCTGTGGCTGAAGCGTATGTTGTTCCAGACCAAGAGCCAGCCGTTCCGCTAAAAGTTGAACCCGCGCCAAGGCCAAAAGTAACAATCACACCTGCTGTGTTATCCGTTGCCCAAGTTCCTGTTGTATCTCCAGCAATTGTGACGCTGATTTGCGTCCATGTGTTTGCAGAAGAAACAGTGTACGTGTATGGATAGCAACGGGTAAAACTTGTGTTTGAAATTACACCGCCAAAGGTTCCAGTTAAAGAACTGTAAACCCAAAAAGATAGTGTTACAGTTTTTGCCGAAGCTGTACCCCAAGCTAAGTCTGCCGTGTTAAATCCTTCAATAGCCTGACGTAGATTAAAAAAATCGGAAGCCCCCACAGAAACAGCAGACGCAACTGTTAATCCAAGATAATTTTTAAACCCTGTTGCCGCAAGCACTGAAACAGAACCAGCATTTTGTTGGCTATTAAACTTTCCTGCTTGGGTTCCGTAGTAATACCAACGGTCAACCAAATAGGTGGTGGTTGAACCAGCCAATGCGTTTTGAGCAGCCCCCGCATTTCTTTGGTCAATCACCATCGCACCGTTGATAATACGATTGCGAAATGTTACATTGTTTGAACCCGACTGGGCAATTGAGACTGCGTTGGTCATT